ATGTATACACCATTACCACCCTGTCTTACAATTAAAAAATCTGATATACATGGTTTAGGTATATTTGCTACATCTAATATATACTCTGGTTGTGATTTGGGTATTGCCCATGTCAAATTGCCTGGATTTCCACAAGGATATTGTAGAACACCATTAGGCGGATTTTACAATCATAGTGATGAACCAAATTGTACATTGATTGAAGGTACTGAACTTTATCAGTTAGAACCAGTAGTCAAATCTTCTACAATTTTTTTGATAGTAAAGAAATTGTTTACAATCCAAGATATAAAATGTGGCCATGAAATTACTTGCAGCTATAGCTTATATCAAATGGAATAAATATTTGTATATGGAGAATTATATGGATGATGATAAAATTATAATCCATCCAAGTTGCAATTATGAGGAAGTTGAAATTCCACTAGTATATCCAGATGAGCCAGAACCATATGTCGAGCAGGTTTTAGCTGAATGTTGTACGCATACTTTAGTTATACTTAAAGAAAATAATTTCGATATAGAGAGTGATGGATTTGTTAAAGATTTCAATGCACTAGTGGATTTTCTAAGAGCATTGATGTATCGTGAAATTGGATTAGAGCATCCATTGATTAAAAAATAAAATTATGAGTATATTAGTTGACTATAGCCAGGTGTTCATATCTAACATTATGGCTCAACCTTCCCAAAATCGAGATATCGAAACAGACTTAATCCGACATATGGTGCTAAATTCGCTACGTAGTCACAGACAAAAATTCAATTCGCAATATGGTGAATTGGTGATATGCTGCGACTCAAGGCAAAATTGGCGAAAGTCATATTTCAAGCATTATAAGGCTAACCGTAAAATTACCCGTCAACGCACTAACGTAGATTGGAATTTACTATTTCAAAATTTAAACCAAATCAAGGATGAACTATATGAATATTTTCCCTATCCAGTAATCGAGGTAGAAGGAGCAGAAGCCGATGATTTAATTGGCACCATATGCTATGCAGAAAAAGATGAAAAACTAGACAATCTGATTTTATCAGGTGACAAGGATTTTCAACAATTACAAAAATTTGACAACGTGCATCAATTTAATCCCATGCGGAAAGAATTTATTAGACAACCCGATCCTGTCAAATTTTTAAAAGAGCAAATCTTACGTGGTGATCGAGGCGATGGGATTCCTAACATTTTATCAGAAGATACTTCATTTGTCAATGGCGTCAGACAAACGCCATTATCAGCTGGCAAAGTCAAGCAGTGGTTGGACTTAGAACCAGAAATTTTCTGCGACTATGAGACACTACCGAAATTTCATCGAAACGAAATGCTAATAGATTTATCGAAAACGCCCTCTATATTAAAAAAAGAGTGCCTAGAGCAATTATCTATACAAAAACTAGACAAGTCAAGAAAATACCTAATCAAGTATTTTACAAAATTCAATTTGAAAAATCTAACTGAACATCTAGGAGAATTCTAGTTGTCGTCAACATAAAGTTAGACACACACAGAAGGAGAAATTATTCACATGAGCGATATATCATTACACGAAATATTTACAAAAGTAGAAGAAGCGTCCAAAGTAGCAGAAAAAGCAGAAGTCTTGCAGCAATATGAAACCGATGGTCTAAAAGCCGTTTTGCGGGGAGCATATGATTCAAGGGTACAATGGAATATTCCATCAACTCCGCCGCCTTATGAGGAACACGACGCGCCAGATTGGGATTTAGCAGATTTACAATTAGAAAGAGAAGCACTAAGAATCGGCCGCTTTGCTAATTTTGATAATCGACCTACAAATCAATCACAGAACATAACACAAGTACAAGCAGAAAATCAATTTATTCAACTATTAGAAGGATTACACCCAACAGAAGCAAAATTGCTGCTAAATGTAGTTAAAAAGAAATTGCCCTATAAGGGATTAACAAGTAGATTAGTAAATCAAGCATTTCCAGATTTATTACCAGGCAAGGACGCAATTGCTAGAACATAATAGTATACAAATATGAAGACTTATTTTATAGACATAGATGGCACAATATTTAAACATGACACAAATGAACTATTAGATGGAGCTAAAAAGTTTTTAGACAATATCTATGAAAATGATGATATGATAATCTTGACAACAGCTAGGCATGATTCAGAAGGTAAGTCTACAGAAGAAGCATTAGCCAAGAATGGTATAGAGTATGATATGATATTGTATAATTTAGGCAATGATGAAAGGATTTTAATTAATGATACTAAGGTTACAGGAAAGCAGACAGCATTTTCGTTGAATGTCAAACGAAATGAAGGACTGTCAAAATATTGTGATTGGGAGCCTGGTGATATATTTTTGAGAAAACCTGATAAAAGTGTAAAAGTGTATAGCAGAGAAGGAAAATTAAAAAAGGCGTAAAAAACCTGTTTAGGTGGTTTTATCGGATGGAATGTCTTGGTGGCAGTACTCTTGATGTTCCCAACACACAGGAAAACTTTTGTTGACACCTTCAAACACACGCCACCACTGGATTTGACATATACCCAACATCCAAAATCGAGAAGTTGACATAGCATTAGAGCCGTGTCAACTTTTTTCTCTGCCCACCAAAAACCACTGACAGCTTGACCATTTCCTATTTTACAATATCTCAAATTAATTTGGTCGAAATGTGAAAATAGCCTTGACAAAGGGTAGCGCCGTATGGTATAATTACTCTGTACATCATTCAGAAAAGACATTTAGTCCAAAAGCGATCAATTATGACCAAAAATGACATAAAAATACTCAAAACAGACCAAAACAGCTGTATTTCAGTCGAAAATGAAATTTCAGCTCATGAGCAGCTCGATTTCAACAAAAAAGTTGGCACAGTTTGTGATTTGGGTATTTCGACTGAAAAGCAGCTGAAAATATTTTCAGAAAAGCTGAAAAAACTTGGCACGCATTGTGATTCACAGAATTTTACAAAATGTTTACAGAAAAGCTCAAAAAAGTGGATTTTCGACTTGGCATGGTTTGTGATTCGAGGAAATGCACAAAAAATGAGCAATTGCACGCTTTTTGGGCATATTTGGGAAATCGGTGAAAAGCTGAAATTTCACAGAAAAGCGCTTTTTGACACATTTTTAGCTAAATGCTCGATTTTTAACTTTTCACATGATTTTTGAGATTTCTCAAATATGTCAAAAGGACAGTCATATGAGATCTTCACAAAAATCGACCCCCAAGTTCGGCTAGACGCGCCCAAACGACTGCAGAAGTTTTCAAAAAACCATCAGAAAAATATTTTTTTATTTTTTTTGGTAAAATAGGTCAAAAAAGTGAAATTAACCTTGACATTGGCCCCCAAAAAATGGTATAATTACACTATAACAATCGAGAAAAGAAACAAAGAAAAAAATCAAAAATAAATCGAAAAAAAGTGAAATTAGCCTTGACAATGGTCAAGGAAAAATGGTATAATATACTATAATCAAAAATGGGAAAAGAAAAGATGAAAAACAATAACAGAGAAGCACAGATTATGATGACAGAAGCACAATTATTAGCCACAGCTGAACTGGAAGCTGGACGAAATTTAACAGAAACTGAAAAATGGTTTGTATGGATACATCCAAGCTTGACATTTTCAGAAATCAGACAAATGCTAGATAAAGAGTCAAAATCACGAAAAGAACTAGCTCTGAGAAATCAAAAACCATGCTGGCCAGCTTTTGGATAACTGAGAAAAAAGTGAAAATAAATCGAAAAAAAGCTCATTTAACCTTGACATTGGCCCCCAAAAAATGGTATAATTACACTATAACAATCGAGAAAAGAACCAGATATGAAACAAGCAACTTCAGAGAATTACAGAGATCAAAGAAAAAAAGAATTTTCTAGGAAAAAATCAAACAGCTGGGAATTTAGACTCAGAAGAGCAACACGGCGAGAAATCAGTAGAATTCACGCTTGGACATCTACTGTAAAAAAAGTTAGTTGACAAGAAACTAAAGAAAGAATGAAAAAAAGTGAAAATAACCTTGACATTAGCCCCCAAAAAATGGTATAATATACTATTAGACAATTAAGGAAAAAAGAAACAGATATGAAATTATCAGACCTGATCGAAGATTTACAGGAATTAGCTACCATTCATGGTAAAGATGTTGACGTTGAATTCAATATATTGATACTCAACGATAGTGTCGAAAGATTAGTATCGGCTAGCAGATATCATCAAGATGATGATGATTTTACCACATTAGGTTACAACAACAGTTAAGGATAGGATATATATAATGACAAGCGCAGAAAAAAGAGCAAAAGCAGTTGAATTACTTCACGGCCATCTTGGTAAAGTTGTTATCAGTAAAGCAGAATTAGACAAGGCATTAGTTGACCTAAAAGATGAGCTTCCGTTAAAAAGCTTTCGTTGGTTTACTGATAACTATAGACTCAAAAGAGGTCAATTCAAACTACCTATTGATAATTTACCAGAATTTTTGAACCAAGAAACAGAACCAACTGAAATATCTCAAAGTGCAGTCAAAGGTGCACCATCTGTGGCTAGTGTGATTACAGCCGAAAGTATAGTAGCTAAAGAGATTAGTTTCATACCAGATGTTGAAGAAAATTATGTGCCGTGGGGCCATCACAAGGATCTTTCCAGTATAGTCAAATCTGCTGTATTCTATCCCATTTTTATTACTGGACTTTCTGGTAATGGAAAAACATACATGGTTGAGCAAGTATGTGCACAACTAAAAAGAGAATGCGTCAGAGTAAACATAACAGTCGAAACAGATGAAGATGATTTGCTGGGCGGCTTTAGACTATTGAATGGTGAAACAGTATTTCACAAAGGGCCGGTAGTAGACGCAATGGAGCGCGGGGCTGTACTGTTATTAGATGAAGTAGATTTAGCATCAAATAAAATTTTATGTCTACAACCAGTGCTCGAGGGCAAGGGTGTATACCTGAAAAAAATCAATCAATGGATCAAACCAGCAGATGGCTTTACAGTAGTAGCTACAGCTAATACTAAAGGTAAAGGCAGTGATAGTGGGGCTTTCATTGGTACAAATATTCTCAATGAAGCATTTCTGGAAAGATTCGCTATTACTCTTGAGCAAGAGTATCCTAAAAATACTGTAGAATTAAGAATAGTCAAAGGTGTATTTGAAAGTGCAAATGTTGATGAAAAAGAATCGCAAGAATTTGGTGATAAGTTGGTTCGTTGGGCTGATATTATCCGTAAGACCTATTTTGATGGCGGCGTTGATGAAATTATATCAACACGGCGTCTAGTACATATCGCTAAAGCATATAGTATTTTCAAAGATAGAATAAAATCTATTAATCTATGTATCGCTCGATTTGATGAAGAAACCAAAATTGCATTCAAAGAATTGTATGAAAAGATAGACGGTGATTTGGAAGAAACTTCAGAACAACCATTTTGAGTAGATAGTTATAACCGCAGGAAGCGATATAGATACAACCAAAAACAAGGATAAAAATGACAGTCAATAAACTTTCCAAAAATAATCTAGCAAAATTGTTAGCTACTGAAAATCTTATAGTTGAACATAGAAATATATCAACAGCAGCTTTTGACATTTTGAATCGACGGCTGATACTCCCCACATGGGAAAATATTTCAAGTGATGTCTATGATCTACTAGTGGGGCATGAAGTAGGACACGCACTTTTTACTCCACAAAAAGATTTACATGAAATTTGTGAAAGTATTTCAGAAGAGCATTCAACCGTCATAAAATCATATTTGAATGTGATTGAAGATGCAAGAATCGAAAAGAAAATCAAACGCAAGTTTAATGGACTAAGGAAAAATTTTCGTATCGGCTATCAAGAATTAGTAGACCAAGATTTCTTTGGTCTATCCAAGAAAAAAGTCAAAGAATGTTCATTTATTGATAGAATCAATCTATACTTTAAAATTGGTAATTTGATAGATGTTCCATTTTCAGCTGATGAAAAAGTTTTAGTAGAAAGAATCGAAAATGCAGAAACTTTTGAGCAAGTTGTAAAACTAACCAGAGATGTATATGAAGCTTCAGGTGGCGATAGAAATGATTTCAAATTACCAGATGATATGGAATATGCAACAGAAGGTGACGGCTCGCCAGCAGATGGTCAAGTAAAAGGTGATTCCGATCAAGGACAAAAAACAGATCAGGATTCAGCTGAAGATGATTCAGAGCAAGGTAAAGCCGACGAAAATTCAGATGGAAATGATAATTCAAAATCTGATAAAACTGGTAGAAAAGGTGCTAATGGTGGCCGACCAGAAAAGAGTGAAACCCAAGAAAATTTTGAAGAAAATAGTGAAGAACTAGTAGACCAAGATCGCAAGGAAATTGAATATTTGACTATACCAAATCTTAACAGTAAAGGGTATATTCTTGACTACAAAAATGTTTACCAACATGGTGAAGATTCAAATGAATTTTCAGCTGAAGATTGGGTTCAGAATATAGAAACGCTTTTTGATTTGGGTGAAATTCAGTCTAATCATAAAGATCTATATAAAACATTTCGTAAAGATTCTACTAAAACTGTCAATTATCTAGTCAAAGAGTTTGAACTAAAGAAAAACGCAGAGCAACTATCTCGAGCTAAAGTTTCCAAGACAGGTCGCATCGACGTTAATAAGCTTCACAGTTATAAGTACACTGAAGATATATTTTCATCTATAACTGAAATTCCAGGCGGAAAGAATCATGGTTTGATATTGTTTCTGGATTGGAGCGGCTCATTCAGTAATAGCATTTTTGAGACTATTAAACAACTATTGAATCTAACTCTGTTTTGTAAAAAAGTTGGAATCCCATTTGAAGTATACAGCTTTAATGATCTGACTATCTCTGATAATATTGATAGAAAATATAGAGATTATGAAACTGGTGATTTGATAGTAAATGATTTTGAATTACGTAATTTATTGTCTAGTAGAATGAACAGCAGAGATTATGAAAAATGTAGCTACTATCTATATTGTATTGGTTCCTGTATTGGAGCAAATAGCAATTGCTGGCGATCTAGTCAAAGATTTCCTTATGTTTGGGGCTTAAGTGGTACACCACTAAATGACGCTATCATAATAAGTAGAGATATAATTAAAAAGTTTAAAACTGATAATAGTATTTCAAAAGTAAATGCTATCTATCTAACAGATGGGGCTAGTAATTCAAGTGATCTGATTTGGGATGATACCATTGATGGAAAAACCAGAAACGCTGGTATTCGCTATAGTGCGCCATGGTACTATAAGAAAAATCAGAATGATTATAATAACGCTTTTATCGTTGACCCAATAACACGGCGAGAATATGGAATCGACACGCAATATGATTTGACAAAAGCATTACTGAAAAGTGTAAGTGATTGTCATGATGTTAATGTAATCGGTTATTACATTGTCAACAATAATAATGATTTCAAATATGCCATCCAGACTCAGATAAACACCAGACAAATTGACCTTAAAGAGGTTACTAAAGTTTATAGAAAAGATGGATATATTATGGTAGAACAGTTCGGATATGATCAGTTTTTCCTGATAAGGGGTGGTAAACATCTGGAACTTGAAGGTAGTGAAAAATTCAGTCCAGATGGTGATATGACAAAAGCCAAGTTGACAACAGCATTTAAAAAGCACACAAAAGGTAAAGTTACCAATAGAGTAATCCTGAATAAATTCATCGAGGCCATAGCATGATGATTAATTTTATAGACCTAATGGATGAAGTGGAAACAGAAGTGTTTACAATATTTTGTAGGCGTCTACTTCCAATTTTACAAGAAACTACAGTATTGGAATCAAAAATTGTATACAATTTTGTAAACTATGTTGAACCTTTAACCGCATTATTAATTTTACAGAGGTGGGAAAATGAAAAGTATTGAAGAAATTTTAGTCAACTTTTTTGATGACGATTTCGGAGTTGAAATAGTGTTAGCCAATATGTTGACAACAGCAGAATTTTTGGATGATTTAGATGAACCAACAGATGCAGAATTATTAGAAATTGAAAAAGCTCAGGAGCTTATAACATAAATGAAGCAGAATAAAATTAGAAATCGAAAAAATCGAATCCGTTTACAAAAACATGTACAGAAATTTAAGAAATCACAGAAAAAAGGTGAAAAAGAATAATAATGACTGATGAACAACGTAATCAATATAGAAAAGAATATAAGCAAAAGTGGTATCAAGATAATCGACAGAAAGTCTTGGCCAAGGAAAAAGATCCAGCTAGAATTCAGTATAAAAAAGAATACTATCTGAAAAACAAAGGAATAGCATCATGCAAAAAATAGTGGCTGAAGGGAAACATTATCCTGATTCTAGGCAATTTGAAATTTTAGTCAAAAATAGTACTGGATTTGAACAATTGTGTAATGAACAACTAGAAAAGATAGAAGAATTAGAAATTGAAGTTGAAAATTTAAAAGTTGAAGTCGATTCATTACAGCAAGAGAATGAAGATTTAGAAGATGATAACAACAATTTAAATATATTAATCAAGCATTTAGTAGGGAATAAAGAGCAGTAATATGGCAATAGCAAAACAACCCGATTGGCCGAATGATTTAGATGAATCAGGATTAATTAGATCTTTGAATTGGTTCAACTCTAATAGAACAACTAGATTTGCCAAAAAAGAATTTGTCAACTATATAAAATCTAACAAACTTTGTGATGATAAATATTTAAAGCAAGATTTTGATTTTATTCCTACAGATGGATTTGTTTCTTTGTTACTCAGTCAAGGTTTTAGTATTCCATATACGTCATTGAAATATTTTAATAAAAATATTCAAGAAACTATTAATGGTCTAGTAAAAAAATATGAAGACAACGTTACAACAAAAATAGTATTCAATGGCCCAAAAGTCGATTCAGTATTGGGTTTAGTAGAGCATGAAGTTGATGAATTTTTAGAAGATTTTTCAAGTGAATTCAATATGATTTCCTTTTTATCTGGTAATGGAATAGGTGTTAATATATCCAGAAAATATGGAAAACATTATCAGAAATATTTGGACGAATTATTAGAGTCATTTGACAAAAAATGTAAGCAACTGAAAGAAGGGTATTCATTTGCTGGAAAAAGGCAATTGAATAAATATGTCAAGTTCTTAGAAGAAATTATACAGGACTGTGAAACCTATGCCAGCACTAGACGAAAACCTAGACAAACATTAGGCAAGAGATTATCTGGACAAAAGTTAAGCAAGAAAAAAACTAGACAAAAGTTAGACATAGCTACAACACAAGCTAATTTGGATTCCAACTTAAAGAGGTTATAGAAAGAGATGCAAATATTATCTACATTAGCAGGAATCTTTGGCACTATTGTTGGAGTTGTTGCCATGTCAATACTTGGATTGATTAGTATTTTCAATTCTGAATATTCAGATGAATTATTAGATAAACTTAAAGAATGGAGTCAGCGCGATTATGATTGAATTTACACTATTAGAAGAACTTTTAATATCTGTACTATTACTTCTATACTTAATAGGTGGAGGTGGAATTGGATATTACTTGGGATTTATTAAAGGATTAAAAGAAGGCAAAAAGATATACTACAGGAGGCCCTGATGGCCAGAGGTTTTGTCAGGAAAGAAAGCTTTGATCAAAAAATTGATAATCAACCCTTACGAACTGGTGTTAGAAGACTAAAGAAAAAGAAAAAAATAAAAGAAAGTAAGTGGAAAAAATTTTTGAGGTGGATAAAGAATGAAAAATAAATTGGCAGCATTAACAATAGCATTAACAGTTTCGACTGCACCTGCAGTTGGGGCAGAAATGACAGAAGCAGATGAAATACATTATGCACCAATAATGGCACAGAGTCATTTATTTCGGCCATTGGGATATAAAATTCCAGATCGAACTCCAAGATGGAAATTGTTGGCCACAAAAGTAGTAGGTAAAGATGCATTAACAGGAACATGGGCTTATATGACTCGTTCTGATTCCCCTGTACGGGGTGGTGCAATAACTGTAATTAAAGAAGGGGTAGAATTCGCAGGTAGTATAGTAAAAGAAATTACCAATAGGAAAGTGATATTGGAAAATGGAGATAGTTATGAGCAAAAAGCAATTGAATTTTTGGGGAATGAAAAGGGAAGAGCTAGAGGTTCTAGTGAAGGAACTTCAAGCCGAGCTGGACGCACTCAAGATACGGTACGCCAAAGTGGTCAATCTGAACGTTCAAATCGTGGAACAGCTCAAACGTCAGGTAGAAATGGCCGACGAAATGCGTCGCCTGCTCAAAGAGAAAGATGGCAGGAAAGAGCGCGACAATTTGAAGGTGCCTCGCCAGAAGAGCGGCTACGCATGATTGAGCAATTTCGCAGTCAACGTGGTGGTCGTAGAGGTAGGTAAGAAAAAGAAAGGTTTATTATGGATATTTTAACTATAAGCGCTTGTGTATTTTGGGCAATTGGATTGATTTGGGCAGCTGCCATGATTTATAATTCAGTGAAGAATGGCAGTGATGGTAAGTTTGATTAGGGTACTAGTAAAAAGTTGCACAACAGCATCACTGTTATTTTTTATGAGTTGCAGTGGTGATTATGACAAGGGTTGGAGCTGGGGAATGGTAACAGAAGATGGGAATATGACCACAGCTAAATTTTTGTGGGATTCTCATGAAGTTAGAGTAGATGATATTCTATTGGCGCCAGTGAATAAGCATGAAAAGTGCAAAGAAAAGCATTATCATGATCCTTATACCAAAATTGAATATTGTTTACCAGAAGATTTTACAAATGTTGAAATGTTACATTTGTATCGAGTGCGTTAAGTTTTTTTAATTCGCCTATAGTATGGTGAAAAATTTAATAGATACTAATAGTCAGGTTAAAACTGATAGACATCTGTATTAGGATGAAAAGGAGGGGCTGTATGATTAACGTAAGTAATAAGAACGCTGTGTTGTTTAGTCATGGTAAAGCCGGAGTATATAACAGTACTTGCAACCCTTGTAGTGTATTACACTACACGGACAATGCAAATAAATGGTACATACTCGACACAAAACTGTGAAAATTAGAGAAATAGTAGCTGAAAAGAAAGAATGGGTGGGGAAGTACAATGATCATCCTTATGATTATTGGAAATATAGATGGGATTACTTATGTAGAAGATTGAATCAATATGCAGATATGGAGCGTCAATTACGCCATCAACAAAGAACTTATCCAAAAAAAGAAGAAGAAATTAGCCTTGACAAACGCTAGCTGAGTATGGTATAATATAGGTGTTATTATGAAAAAGATTAAACGTAAGAAGATGATTAAGCAATTGGCCGACAAGCACTATGATTATATTGATCGAGAAAGTCAGATCAGAGATGTGATAAAAGATTATTATGCTAATATGTCAAAGAAGTTTTTAGCTAAATGCTATGAAGAAAATATTGGGCCAATGCATTGGCCAGATATATTTGTTGTACACAAAGGTAAATATGTTGAATTTATGGTCAATCCAGAGAAAGAGAGATCTAATCCAAATCAACTAATGCTTTTTGATATCTAATATGAAAAAGTTTGTTTGGCCAGGTGTTTATATATTTTTGAGTTTATTTATATTGGTATTTGTTGTTGTAATACCAATAGCATTTATAGTGGGGATTTTATTATGGTTGGTAATATAGAAATAACTGATTTAGTTTATTTAGAACTTTTGGAGAAAAGAATTGTCAAATATGGAGCTCGGGTTGATGAATTAGAAAAAGAAAATAAAAATCTTAAGCAGGAAATTGAAGCTATTAATCACAATCATGAATTGACAGTAAAATGGATTAAAGGAGAATTAGATAATTGAAGGATAGAAAATTCCCTACCTTATACAAAGTAGATATTAAGGGGAATATAAGGCATTGGACAATTGCCACTACGGGTGCATCATTTTATACTGAAGCTGGAATGGTAGGTGATGAATATAAAGTAATGAAATCCAAAGCCACAGAAACAGTGGAAAAAAATGTAGACAAGAAAAATTATGTTTCAGCCGAAGATCAAGCTGAAGAAGAAGCTATGAGGAAATGGGTGGCCAGAAAAACTGAAGGGTTCTATGGCACTATTGAAGAAGCAGTAAAGGCAGATAATAAAAAGCCGCATTTTGCTCCAATGCTAGCTGAAAAGTATAGTGAGAAATTAGTCAAAGATAATTTCCCATTGATGGTACAGCCTAAGTTAGATGGAATAAGATGTATTGTACAAAAAGAAAATGACAAGCTAATAGCTCGCTCGCGCAATGGTAAAGAATTTGATACACTGAAACTCATTTTAGATGATTTGATTCCGCTGTTTGATGAATATCCTAATTTGATATTAGATGGTGAATTGTATAATCATGACTATAAAAAAGATTTCAATAAAATTATTTCATTAGTCAGAAAGAAAAAGCCTGCTAATATGAGCAAGGCTTGGATGGATATACTAGAAGAAACTAAAGAAAAAATTCAATATCATATATACGATATTCCACAGGTCAATGGCCCTGAAGATATGGATACAGAATATTGGACTAGAACTGTTGAGTTTGTACACGAGCTTAAGATTACAGATCTGTGGCCGGATAATTTACGTTTGGTTCAGACATGGTGGTGTGATGATGCAGAAAGAGTCTCACAGGTGTATGATAATCATGTTACTGGCGGATATGAAGGTTCTATGATTCGTTTAAATGAAGGATATGAATCCAAGCGATCTAAATCGTTACTCAAGTATAAAGAATTTTCAGATGCTGAATATTTGGTTATTGGCATAGATGAAGGCAGTGGTAATCGTAGTGGTACTGCTAAGCATTTGGTCTGTAAGGATGAAGAAACTGGCAAGGTTTTCAATAGTAATATTAAAGGCAATTTTGAGTGGTATAAAGAATTGCTAAATAATAAATATAATTATATAGGCAAAATGGTTACAGTACAATTTTCAAATTTGACGCCAGATGGAATTCCAAGATTTCCATTTGCTACTACTTTTAGGGATTATGAATAGTGATGGATGTAACATTAATTGATAAGATGGGCACTGACCTTACAGTGGTCAATGCAGCGAGGGTTAGTTTTGGGAAAAAGAAATCGAAATTTACTAAACAAGATGAAAAGCTTATCCAGTATCTTGCTGGGCATAATCATTGGACTCCTTTTGGCCATTGTAGCTTACAATTTCATATAGTAGCTCCTGTGTTTGTGGCCAGGCAACTTGTTAAGCATCAGGTGGGCTTGGTATGGAATGAAATTTCTAGGAGATATGTTGACAGTGAACCAGAATTTTATTATCCAGAAGAATGGAGATTATCAGCTGAGAATAAAAAGCAAGGTAGCAGTGATGAAATATGGGAAAGTTCAAATGAATATAATATATTGAATGATCCTTCTGTTGGCCATCAATATATATGCAATTCAGCCAAGAAGCAGTATAATTATTTGATTAAAGAATTGAATATTTGTCCAGAGCAGGCCCGAATGGTATTACCACAAAGCATGATGACAGAGTGGTACTGGTCAGGAACGCTGATGGCATTTGCTAGAGTTTGTGGATTGAGATGCAAGCCAGATGCACAAAAGGAAACTAGAATTGTAGCGGACAAGATTGATGCTATAGGTAAAGAAGAATTTCCTGTTTCTTGGAGTGCATTGAGAGAATGATAAATAATAGTATAGAGGAAAAATAGAATATGGCGGGGAGATATGGCCCAAATACGGTTACTGATAATTTAGTATTGCATTTGGATGCAGCTAATGTTGAAAGTTATGCACCGGCTGGAACTATTCCGCAGAAAAGCGAGAGTATTGCGGGTGGATTTATAGATGATTCAAGTCCACCGGCACATACATCTTATTATACTATACTTGGAGATGATGGTCTTTATATTAATAGCACAGCACCTATTAATGATTGGCTTGGATCTTTTCAATCTACAGTTGCAACTACAGGATATTATACTGTGGTATTTGAACATCAAGCTGATGATGGGTCTTCTAGTTTTAAAATTCAGAATAATGGGGTCAATGCTGGTGCTTATACTGCAACGATTACCACTACAACAGCAAAGCAAATACATACTGAAACTAATAATATTACTTCAACAGGGGCGAGTACGATGTATATTGCTCGGTCTGGTGGTACTGGTAACATTACTATTACAAACTTCAGATTATATAAATCCGATTCAGCTGGAAATTCAGTTGTTTGGAATGATTTGAGCAGTAATGATAATAATGCAACTATTGGAACAGCTGTGACATTTAGCTCTACTAATGCAGGAGGTCTGACAACCTTAAACGAGCAGGCAAATTCTAATACTGCTATAAATGGCACTTTTAGTTTGAATAGTTTACACTTCACATGGGAAATATGGTTTACAGATGCTGGCGGCACTAATATTGGTAATGATAGTACTGGATTTTGCGTTAAAGATAGTAGCGGAGTTGGATCAGGAAGTAGCAATAGTTTTAGATATAGAATAAATATATCTCAGTTCTGGACGGATGGTACTTATGGGGCTCTTGGCGGTGGTATTACGGCATATAATACACCTACCCAAATAGTAGTACAAAGATCTGGATTGTATGCATATGTATATAGAAATGGATCGGTTGACCCAACGGCTTCTGGTGCTCTTAGTGGTAGTCTTGATAATGGAACTTTTGTTGATTATAGTATGAATGATATAAGTAAATCATCATCAGGATATGGATGGAATGGAACATATTATATAGTAAGAATGTATGACACAGCTCTAACATCGACAGAGATATTGCAAAATTTTAATGCATCTAAGGGGAGATTTGGAATATAATGGCTGTATATAGTGGCCCGAATATTGTTACAGATAAGCTGAAGATTTATATAGATGCTGCTAATAGAGAAAGCTATACTGGTGTTGGGTCGATTCCAGCTAAATCTAAGAGTGAACTTTCTACAGGATGGGTAGATACTGGTGGAAATACAGCTCATCATACTGCAATTGGAACTGATGGTGTAAAATTACATAATACAATTGAAGATACTTGGATAGGGAATTTTGATTTTGTTACCACTTCGACGGGGTGGCATACTATGGTATTTGAATATCAATCTGATGGTGCTACTACTACTCAAGTTGAAGTTAATGATGATGGTGGTACAAATGGTACTAATAATCAATTTTATGATCATGTTCAGGCCACAACAACTAAGCAAGTATATAATAAAACTGCAAACATTGCAGCATCTACATGGTCAAAATTTTACTTTAGACGTGAAACTGATAGTGGCGCCAATGTTTGGATAACAAATTTTAGATTATATGAATCAGATTCATCTGGCAATTTTAGAAATGTGTTTGATTTAACTGGTAATGGTAATGATATGACACTCACGACAGCAACAATGCCATCTTGGAATTCAGATGGTTATTTTCATTTTGATGGATCAGGCGAAAGGGATGGTGATCCTTTAGGTGAATATTTGTATGGCGGTTGGGGTGGTGATAATGGTATAACTTCTTCTCAGATGAATCCGAATAATAGCAGTGGGGGGATTACTTGGAGCTGGTGGAGTCGAATCACATCTGCGCAGACATATGGCCAGGGGTTTCTAGTGCAGTATGGTACTGTAGGTCATATGGAGTTTAAAAATGAAGGAACAGCCAGTCCTTATTTCAGGACTGAAGCTAGATTGGGAAATGGATATTCGTTTTCAGGAAATGCAACTATACCTGGCGGTAGTTTAGTTGGGAGATGGGCCCATTTTTCGCTAGTTATTAATAATTCAACAAGCCCTAGATATGCATATTGGTATCATAATGGTTCTAACTATGCTACAATTTCTATGGATGGTTCTTCTGATGGAGCAAATCAGTACTTTGCTGTCGCGAGAATAGGAAGTTCTACTGGAACTTCTTCTTATCAATACTCGCAAAGTTTTTGGGGCGATATGTCTATTTTGCAATTTTATGGAAAACCTTTATCAGCTGCAGAAGTATTGCAAAATTATAATGCACATAAAGGGAGGCATGGTCACTAGTGATATTAGAAATAGGAACATTTGATAATGAAGATTTTAATGATTTTTCAACGTGGTTTATGGGATTGGATTTGACTCAATTTCCTCCTTTGGTTGTAGAAAAGGGCCCTGAAAAACCTGATAATTTTTTGACTGAAAATTGGCGCAGGCCGAAAATTTTAAAAGGAATTCCGCTTATTGGAGGTGATTATCCGCATGAATATGTGGATAAGATTTATACTTTTATTCGATCTAAATATGAATATTTAAATAAAGAAGATATACATGTTGAATGTCCTCTTTCAGTATTTTATCCAGCTGGCGGGTGTATTGGATGGCATACTAATACTACTCATCTAGGATATAATATACTTTTAACTTATAGTCAAACAGGTGATGGTTTTTTTGAATATGTTGATCTTGAAGGTGATGTAAAAAGAATAGATGACTCTGTTGGGTGGTCTTATAAAATTACTAAATGGGGCATAGATTCGGAAAAGGTATGGCATCGTGCATGTACAAATTGTAATAGGATCACACTGACTTATTTTTGTACAAGAAAATATCCAATTGAGATTATAAAAAATAATTTATAAAAGGAAAATGTATGGCAGTTATATGGGGCCCTAGTATTATTACAGAAAATTTAATATTATATTTAGACAAGTATAATGAAGAAAGTTATCTGGGAGAAGCAACTACTAATTTAACTTATACTTTGCCTTATTATGGGTCTAATCCAAATTATTTGGTTGAAGTATGGAATTGGAATAATAGCGGTACTGCTACTCTTGAGACTAATGCTACAGATATACCGAAACCGAATGGTTATAAAAATTCAGATATGAGAATTGTGAGATGTGAATGCCTTACTGTTGGTAGCCAGCATCGGGGGCCTGGGATAACTAATATTCCTGATGGAGCCGCAACATATAGTCTATCTGTTTATTATAGACAGAATAGAGCTGGTGTTGGCGCGCCTTATATGCGAGGTATTACACAGAATACTAATTTAGGTTATTTGTCATACGGTGGTTCTACCAGCACTGGCTCATGGCCCCGTAATGAGTGGATACGCATTGAAGGTACGTGCACTACTGCTAGCAATGAAACTGCACTTACAATAAGCAATTATATTGGAATTTATGTTGGTGATACAGTATGGTACTTTATGCCTCAAGTGGAACTAAAAGGTCATTCTAGTAAAGGTGTTGCTGGCTCTCGTAGTACTAATGATGGATGGCGAGATTTAAGTGGTAACGATAATCATGCTAATTTTGATTCTGTGACATTTTCGTCAACAGATATTTCAGGATCAACTACCGGCATGAAGAATTTTGATTTTAATGGAAGCAGTGATTATATGGATATACCTGATTTGGGAAGTGGCAATGTAGCTACGATAATGGCTTGGATAAAATCAGATACTGATCATTCGGGTTTTGTTTATACGCCACATGCTAATGGCCACGACAATTGGTTTGGTGTATTGAATCAGAAAATTTATTTTTTTGGTACTCAATCAGCTGATACCAATAATTTCAGCTTGTATGGAACGACAGTTATGAGTAATGGTAGTTGGAATCAGATAGCAATGACTATAAATTATGCAACAAGCACTGTTCAGGTTTGGCTAAATGGTTCACTAGAAAATAGTACTACCAGATCTCATACGATAGCTGATTGGGGCGCGGCAGCATCTCTTGGCAGGCGAGGTACTATCTCGCAATACTATTTTAATGGTGAAATTGCGTCTGTTATGGTATATAGTGAAGTTTTAACAGCAGCAGAAATATTAAAAAATTTTAATGCACACAAGGGAAGATACGGACTTTAATCACATTGTTAAATGATAATATTAGGCACCATTCAAAGTATGTTAGTAGTCAGCAGGTTATACACAAATGTTTAGGTACATATCAAGGAATTTTTAGGAATATGCCGTTTGGTTGGTATGTCCAAAATGTATATGATAGTGTTAATAGAAAAGGATATAATGTTTCTTTAGAAGAAGTAGTTAAAACAGTACATCATTTTTTAAGAGATGATATTAATATATGCCCTCATTGCTATGATGGCACATTACTTAAAGGAGAGAAAAATAAATGAAATTATTTTCATTAGGGGATGATGATCCTCTACCTGAATATAAAATACGTCATGAAAAAATTGGATTGGGTGGTAAATTATGGACGGTTAGAGAAAATAAGGGTGAAAAGAAAATTGTAACGGCTATGGGTAGTAAGAAAGAAGCATCGCAGTGGATAGAAAGGCATCAAGTAAAGTATAGTGAAGAAGGTGCTGACTGGCATCGTAGAGAAATGAAAAATCATTTTAGGGTATAGGTGAAAATTATGGCAAGATTAGGTTTGAAGAAGAAATTAGGATTGGGAAATTTAGTAGATAATATCATTGAAAAAATTATGGCTCAGTTTTTAGATGAAGGCAGTGAATTGATTGAGATGATTATCGACAAAATCAAAGAAAGTAATTTGGTTGATGATATCATTGAAGAAGTAACTGAAGCTGTTATTGAAGAAATCGTAGAAGCATTAACAGGCAGAGATGTTGATATAGAATTGGGCGATGATGATGAAGAAGAAGAAGATGCGCGCGTACTTGATATGAATATTAAAACAGAAGATTTAGATGATACAGAATTTGGAATAGAATAATATGCCTACTTATGATTATAAATGCAAAAAATGCGGTGAATTATATTTAGATCAGACGTTGCCTATTGCTAATAGGTTAGATCCAACTAAATTTGAATGTACTACTTGTGATGAAAAAGCAATTGTATTAATGATTGGGAAGCCTGGAATGGGTGACAGTGTCAGATTGGGTATTAAACGGCCACAATCTGATGTGATTGATAAGATGAAAGATATTAAAAGTAATATGCCTGGCAGTAATATGAAGTCGAGGTATTTTTAGGAGGAATTATGGCCAATTTGACATTTGAAGAAATTATAGAAGTTGTTTTAGAACATGAAGGTGGGTATGTAGATGATCCAGCCGATAGGGGTGGTGCCACCAATTGGGGCGTGACACAAAAGGTATATGAAAATCATGTAGGGTATGAATGTAATAAAGAAGAAATAAAAGAAATGTCAGAAGAAATGGCAAAAGAGATTTATTTTGAAAAATTTTGGAAACCAAGTAGAGCCGAGCAGTTACCTGAAGAAATTCGTGAAACATATTTTGATATGGTTGTCAATCACGGCCAAGGTGGTGCAGTGAAAATATTACAGCAAGGATGCAATAACAAGCGTAAAGCTGAGAATCAAATCGCAGTTGATGGTGGAATTGGCCCTAATACAATTAAAGCTGCAGCT